CTCTGAAAGAAGAACAAACAGATAAAAATGATTATGCGTTCTCTAATAAAGTTGTGGCCTTTAATGTAGACTTTGGTGTTAGAAACCAAGGTATATTTAAATCTGTAAGTTTGGACCAATCACAATATAAAGATACCTCAGAGTCTTTCTTAGTGTTAACAGACATGGCGAACCAAGCAAAGGGTTCTAAAACTTTTCAACAATCAACATCTCTGTACAACATTTATAAAAATAGAAGTTATACCTGTCAAGTATCGTCAATGGGTAATATGATGATTCAACCAACGATGTATTTCAACTTAAGGTATGTTCCTATGTTCACGGGTCCATATTGGATTTTAAATGTTGACCACAGTATTAGTCCTGGTGAATTCACAACTAACTTCAGTGGTGTCAGGATGTCTAAATACTCATTCCCTGATGTCAAAGACTTAGTAATGAGTGTGAATTTAGATATTTTAGAGAGAATTAACGAAAAATATAATCAACAGAAAACTAAATCTGAATCAAATGAAGGTGAAGAGGTAGTTAATGGGGGTGAACAAGTTAATGTTAATGGAGAGAGAAAAGAAGTTAATTCTAGTTTCTGTAGTCCAATTCAACAATATGAGAGTCTACCTTATGTGGATTTGAGGAGTGTAAAATTAGCCTACTCTGAAATTATATCTTATGTTGATACTTTATCTTTTAGGGGTGATGAAGATGTTGAAAGATTAGTTGGGTTAGTTCCATATGTAGAATTTGGTGTTGGAAGTGATAATTTTGTAAAATACTACAACGATAATTTGGGTAATATTATGACGGATAAGGCTATCAACGGAATAGATGTTTCTGAAATTGAAGGTCAGGTTTGTGTCAATGTTAATGATAATAATAGACCTATGGCATCATTTGATGATTGGAAAAAAAGTATGGATGTAATAAAGACAAGGTTAACGACAAATTCTGTATTTAATGACATGTCGACAATAGGTAGTCAACAAATCAAAAATGAAGAGTTATACGCTAAGATTTATATAAAGTATTGGTACGCTCAGATAGGTTCAGACAGTCAATTTGACCAAATAATTTCAAATCCTCAAAATCAAGAAGAAAGAAATATAAAGGAAAGATACGAACAAGTAGTACCCCTATTTAAGAGTGGTATGAAGTGGTATGAAGAAATAAGATAAGAAAAACACTAATAATCATATATTTATTAATAAAAGTATTACTATGAACGTAAAATCATTATTAGACCAGTATTTGTCAAAAGACACAAGAATTACTGAAAGAGATGCCGGAAATGGTTACAAAGAGGTTTGTGACTTGGACACAGGAGACTGTTATACCGTTAGTATGAGAGACGGACTTATTGAAAGAGTTGACAATACAAGACAAGTAAACAGAACCCTTAAAGTTGAAACACCACATGGTGTGAAAACATTATTAAACGGGTAAAAAATAATTAAAATGTCAGTAGATAATAAAATATTAGAGGAACTCAAAAGACACAATTCTATCAACAACTATTTGGTAGAACAAGAAGAACCTGTTGACCCGGCTACAGATGCTGGTGATGATTTGGAGTTAGATTTAGATGTCGATGCGGGTGCCGAAGAAATCGCAGAACCATTAGATATCGAAACAGACCCTGAAGTTGAGAAATTAGACGACGAGGGTAATGTGGAGTCTGATGAGGATATGGGTGGAGACACTGAAGAGCTGGAGATTACAGATTTGGTAAACAAACAAAATGAAATCTCAGATAAGCAAGATGAGTATATGGACTCAATGTTCGATAAATTGAACGACTTGGAGAGTAAGTTATCTCAAATGGATACAATCTTAAGTAAGATTAATGATATCGAGGCGAAGGTTGAAAAATACAGAGAGAAGTCACCTGAAGAAAAATTACAATTAAGAAGTTTGGATAGTTATCCTTACAATCAGAAGTTGACCGACTTCTTCGCTGACAAAGAAGTTGAGATGCAACAAACAGGTAAGAACGAATACGTTTTAACCTCTGATGAAGTTGAGAATTATTCTGATGCTGACATCAAAAAATCATTTGATACACCAATCAATGACGAAGAATAGATTGACTTAATACACAAAATTTACTATAATAAAGACCACTCAATTAGGGTGGTCTTTTTCTTTTTAGTTAGTTGACTTTTAAGGTTTGAAGACTATACTTATTATTGAGTTTAAGAGAAACAATTAACAGAGTAAAAAGAAAAAATTATGGGAAATGCACTCGACGCTGTGTTAGCACAGTATGAACAAAACACCCAACGCAGTGGCGGAGGGAAAACATCAATCTCTCAAGAAGACAGATTGAAAAGATACTTTACAACGTATCTACCAAAAGGAACTAAATCAGGACAGAAAGTTATTCGTATTCTACCTACACCTGATGGTTCATCTCCATTCAAAGAAGTATGGTATCATGAAGTACAAATCGACGGTAAGTGGACTAAACTCTACGACCCAGGTAAGAATGACGGTGAGCGTTCACCACTTACTGAGGTTTATGAAGAGTTGATGTCAACAGGTAAAGACTCAGACAAAGAATTGGCTCGTCAGTACCGTCCACGTAAATTCTATATCGTTAAGGTTATTGACCGTGAAAATGAAGACCACGGACCTAAGTTTTGGAGATTTAAGGATAACTACAAACAAGAAGGTATCTTAGATAAAATCATTCCAATTTGGAAACAAAAGGGTGATGTTACAGATGCTAACGAAGGTCGTGACTTGATTGTTGATTTATCTAAATCAAAAACTCCTTCAGGAATTGAATACACAGTAGTTAAGACTATTATGTATGATGACCCAGCACCAATTCATTCTGACAAATCTCAGATGAAGGAATGGGTTGAGGATGAGTTAACATGGAAAGATGTTTACGCACAAAAACCTGTTGAGTATTTGGAAGCAATCGCAAGAGGTGAAACACCTGTTTGGGATACGGAATTGAAAAAATACGTTTATGGTGACGACACAGAAGTAACATTGGGTGGTTCAGTATCATCTGACTCTAATGTGAAAGTGGAAGACCCACAATCAGGAATGGAAGTTGACACAGACTTGCCGTTCTAAGAATCACTAACATGATGGTGGGGACATTATCCCCACCATCTTTATTTACTAAACAATATGGCAATTAAGAAAAAAGATTTCAAATCGTTGAAGCAGAAATATTCTACTTCAGCAAAGTACAAACCACAAAGGTTTTTAGATTTAGGTGAAGCGTTTTTGGATGCGGTAGGTTTACCTGGTCCTGCAATTGGTCACCTGAATATGTTCTTGGGTCATAGTGATACTGGTAAAACAACTGCATTGGTTAAAGCCGCGGTAGACGCACAAAAGAAGGGTATCCTTCCTGTCTTTATCATCACAGAACAAAAATGGTCTTTTGACCACGCATTAACAATGGGATTCCAATGTGAAGAAGTTGTTGATGAGGAAACGGGTGAATTGGATTGGGACGGATTCTTCTTATTTAACAACAACTTTGATTACATCGAACAAATTACAGACTACATCAACGAATTGTTGGACGCACAGGAAAAAGGTGAGTTGGAGTACGACTTATTATTCTTGTGGGATTCTGTAGGTTCTGTTCCTTGTAAAATGACTTTTGACGGTAAGGGTGGTAAACAACACAACGCAGCCACATTAGCTGACAAAATTGGTATGGGTATTAACCAAAGAATTGCGGGTTCAAGAAAGGCAACATCAAACTATGAAAATACGTTGGTGATTGTTAATCAACCGTGGGTAGAATTACCTGACAATCCTTTTGGTCAACCTAAGATTAAAGCTAAAGGTGGTGAGGCTATTTGGTTGAACTCCTCATTGGTATTCTTATTTGGGAATCAGAAAAATGCTGGTACCAATAAGATTGCTGCGGTCAAAGACAAAAGAAAAGTTAAGTTTGCAGTTAGAACGAAAGTATCGGTTATGAAAAACCACATCAATGGATTGGGATATGAGGACGGTAAAATTATCGTAACACCTCATGGTTTCTTGGCGGGGAAAGAATCTGCAGAAGAAAAGAAGTCTATTGAACAGTATAAGTCCGAACAAGCGGAATATTGGAAGAGAGTCATCGGTACAGATGGTGACTACAAATTGGAAGAAGTAAAAGAAGTCTAACCTTTAATTGAGGGTATTTTGACGAAGACATTATTAGTTGACGGAAACAATTTAGTTAAAATAGGATATCACGGAGTAAGAGATTTATACCATGAGGGAAACCATATTGGTGCAATCTTTCACTTCGTGAATACCCTCAAAAAATTCTTAGTCGAGCACAATTACGACAAAGTCATAGTCTTTTGGGATGCGGAGGATAACTCAACATCACGAAGAGAGTTGCTCGAACAATACAAAAGAAACAGAAAAACAAGTCTTAACGAACAACAACAGATTTCATTTGAATGGCAGTTGTCGAGAGTTAAGAAGTATTTGGAAGAAATGTTTATCAGACAAGTATCCATTGATGGGTGTGAGTCAGACGATGCGATTGCACATTACTGTAATATTTCTGAAGACGAATACAAAACTATATTTTCATCAGATAAGGACCTTACACAGCTTATTTCGGATAAAGTAGAGGTCTACTCACCCAGTCATAGAAAAGTCTATAAGGAGGGAGATAACATCCCTCTGAAGGACATTTCAATACCACACTACAATGTTTCGACATTTAAGATTTTATCGGGGGATAAATCTGACAACATTGATGGTATATACTTACTCGGTGAGAAAACTTTTGCGAAGATATTTCCCGAAATATTGGACAAAGCGACTTCTGTTGATGATATTATAACCCGAGCCGAAGAGTTAAAATCGGAGGGAGACAAAAGAAAAATCTTAGAGAGTATCTTAGAA